GACCCTTTAACGCACAACTTATTCGTAACGCAGTTATCTAGAAGAAATCAAATCCATATGAGCGTCCATGAATTACTACATATGAAAGATTCCATGGAATATATATCCCAATTTGGAACTCCAAAGACCACGGACGAGATTATAAGATTCAACTGCAAGAAGCACAAGATAATTCTTGACAATTTCGACATAACGAAAGATAATGTAGGTGAAATAAGTGATTATGCATTAATGTCATATATCGCCAAGAGATATGACGAAGTGTATGTCGAGTACAGGACCAAGAAGCTGTTAAGAAGGTAAGTAATATGTTTTTTGATATTCCCGAAAAAATAAAAAGACTTCAAAAGATAATTGAGCCATATCTGGATAAACATGCGAATTTAGAGACGAATGCTCCGGAAGATGTAAAAAAAGCTTATGCTGAATTTCAGCGTGAGACCGGTTTGTTGATGAATGGAGTAATGTAAGCACCCCTGATGACAAGGGTGCTTTTATTATGCAAATAATTAGAAAATATGCGCACAATATGTGTATAAAATGCTTGATATATGCGCACAATATGTGTATAATATAATCAAGAAATATGAAAGGAGGTTAACTTGATTTGAAACGAAGAGACCTTATTAAGCGTCTCGAAGCCAATGGATGGTATCTCATTCGCCACGGTTCTAATCACGATGTATACACCAACGGTGTACAAATGGAGCCGATTGAACGACATAACGAAATTCCTGAAAGCTTGGCAAAGAGAATCATAAAGCGAACAGGCATATAGCCTGTTCCGCTATATGAGTTTCTGTTTCGATTAGGTTAAATCTTCTCAATATTTCTGAAAAACGGGGGAGTAGGCAAAGGAGGATGCTATGGCTAATAGGATTGCTTATCCTGTTGTGCTCACACCAGATGAATGCGGCTATCTAGTATATGTACCAGCTTTTAATATCGATACATCAGGTGAAAGCATGGCGGATGCAATGGAAATGGCGAGAGACGCCATTGGAATCGTCGGCATTGAATACCAGGATCAAGGGAGAGACTTACCTGGAGCCAACGACGGAGAGTATGTTACTGAAAAAGACGATATTGTGACATATGTAGATATTGATTTTGACGCGTATCGCCTAAAATGCGATAATCGCAAAGTAAGAAAAAATGTAACAATACCCTACTATTTAAATCTGAAAGCAGAAAAGCTGGGACTGAATTTTTCCAGAATTCTAGAAGAAGCGCTATTAGCTAAAGTTGGATATTGATTTTTACGTTCAGTATGTTATAATGCATTTTATCAAATCAAGTTAACTTTAAATGAGCCACATCTTGTCGTGAGGATGTGGCTCATTTTATGCCCCAATTGCACCGGTGCAACCAATCGAAAAATACCCCGAAATTGTCACATCAAATTTTGACCATCCACAAACCCTTGATTTTACTGGGTTTGAAATTGTCACAAATGTCACGCGCATATGTGGTAATATGATATTGTAGAAAAATACGAAGAGAAAAAACGACCAAATAACACCATTTTATATTCTCCCCAAAGCATCCTAAAAACTAGGATGCTTTTTTAATGCAAGAAAGGAGCAACAATGATCACATTTGATTTAGAGAAAGTTGATTATAAAACTGGCGTAGCTCAATTTGGATTCACAGGGCTATCAACAGATACAAAACCAACAGTAAAGCACGAGGACACAGGATACCTGATAGCCAATGGATCATCCTTCTTGGAAATGGATACAGGAGACCTGGCATTCTACGATAAAGATACAGATAATTGGGTAATGCCATAGGAGGGAAACATGGGATTAAGTGGAATAAAAGCCTATGCACTCAGTAGGAAGTACACAGATAAGTCTATATTAGGAATCACAGGAGCTCTGGCGGGCAAGAATTGTACCATTGAATCCGCCACTAAATCAGACGGATTAACAACAATAGTGTTCAAGTGGACTGCTGACGATGGGACAGTAAGACGAACCACTATAGAAGTAGAGGATGGAACTCCTATCTACGTATGGGAAAGTGGTAACAGCTATGAATATGGAGACCTCGCAATCTATGAGAGCTGCTTCTATAGATGCATCACAGCTAATAGCGATGTGGTCTTTGATGACACCAAATGGAACGAGATTGGCTCCCCAGATGGCAACTACGACATAGTTCAGTCTGAAGACCTATTACCAACTAGATTCACAAGCGCAGACAGAAAGATGTACTACGTTATCGATGAGTGGTGCTTCTTCCTGTGGAATGGAGCAGAATGGGTGCCTCAGAAAAATCTAAGACAAACAGACGTAATGCCTACACCATCGACTGCATACCTGAATAAAATTATTCAATACATAGGTGATACAGACGAAGATTTTACCCAAGGCTATTTCTATAAATGCGAAACAGACGGCACAACCTATGAGTGGAAGGCCATTAACGTACAAGAAGTAGAAGAACTGACCACAGAGCAAGTCAATAATTTATTAGATTTATTATAAAGGAGAAAGACATGGGAAATTTTGTATCTTATGCAAACGCACAGTCTCTCATGCAGGGAGTATCAGATAAGTTTGCAACACTTAATGGAGCCTATATTCTAAGAGGCTCAGTAACATTTGCTAACCTTCCAGCGGTTCTCACAAAGACAATGGTTGGCTATACCTATAACGTATCCAATGAGTTTACAACAGACGCACGATTCATCGAGGGCGCTGGAAAGAAGTATGCAGCAGGAACTAATGTATCCGTCGCAGATCAGAGCGGATACGCAGCTGTTACACCAGTAGGCACAGAGGACCCAAGCGCTGAAGGATGGTATGAGCTGGTAAGCGATGAATATGTTCTTACTACAGACACATCAGTAGATGGCTCCAAGACATATTATGAATATGTCGAGAGACTCATGTTTGATGTAGTTGGCAATTTTGTAGATGTAGATGGCATCCTCACAGATATCCAGGCAATCTCAGACATGATTTCGGGCGAATTTGACGAGACATTGGATTACGAAATTGGAGATGTAGTAGTTTATGAAAAGGTTCTCTATAAGTTCACATCAGCACACGCTGCAGATGACCCATGGGATCCAGAAGAGGTTACAGCCACAACTGTAGCAGAACTGATTGCAGCAGCAGAGCCGGATAGCCTCACAACAGCACAAGTGAATGCATTATTAGCACTCCTTGATTAAGGAGGTAGCATATGTCAGATAAACAATTTATGTCATATGGCGATGCTGAGACACTGTTTTCAAAAGTGGGAAGCCAGTTGTCTCAAAGGCCTAGAATATTCCAAGGCACTATAGCGGAATATGAAGCTCTAACAAGTGAAGAACAAGCCAAGTATGATTATATAGCTGTTCCGTCAGAGGCATTATACGAGATAGAAAAAGATTCCAGCGGAACTCCGACTGGCAATTACACCTTGATAGCAAATACCGAAGGCGTTCCATCGGGTGGTGCAGCAGGAGACATATTAGTAAAAAACTCAGCCACTGACTTTGATTCAGGTTGGAAGGGCCAAGATGATGTATTAGATATCGTCATTCCTCAGAATGCAGGAGCTCATAACGGTATCTATAGAGGAAAGTATCTTGGTTCATCCGTATCAGCAGACCAATACGCAGAAATTAGCGCAGGTACATTCAAGGGCATGTACATCGGTGATTACTGGACCATAGGTGGAGTAAACTACCGCATAGCCTCATTTAACTACTGGCTGCGTACAGGTGACACAGAATGCACCAAGAACCATATCGTTCTAGTGCCAGACACCAATTTGTACAGCGCAGTAATGAACGACACAAATGTAGTTACCGGCGCCTATGTAGGTTCAAAGATGTACACAACCAACCTTGCCACAGCCAAGTCAACAATCAATAGTGCATTTGGCAGCGCTCACGTATTAAATCATAGAGAATATTTGAAGAATACAGTATCAGGCGGATATGAAACCGCTGGAGCATGGTACGATTCAACAGTAGAGCTAATGACAGAGGAAATGGTATACGGCGGTAAAGAATTCAAAAATGCTGTTCAGGGAACAAACTTTGCGGCACAGTATACTATTAGCAAATCCCAGCTTAACCTCTTTACATTAGACCCAAGCAAGATTTGTAATCGAGCCTCCTGGTGGCTTCGTGACGTTGCGCACTCTGCGTCCTTTGCGCTTGTGGGCATCGCCGGCTTTTGCGCCGGCTCCGGCGCCAGCCACAGTCTTGGAGTCCGCCCCGCTTTCGCCATCTGCGCGTAGCGCGAACAATCTTAAATCTCGCCGCGATCGCGGCGGTATATATCGAATATTAAGCACCTTTCGGGGTGCTTTTTAATTGTCAGGCGTGAAAAGGACGTAAAAACAAAGCAAACCAAACAATCATGTGGGAGTGACCCCGTAAAAAACGTAATGAAAGGATGGAGTAACTATGAAAAGAAGTGATTTGGAAGCATTAGGTTTAACAAAAGAGCAGGTAGACTCAATCATCGATACGAACGGAAAAGACATTGAGAATGCTAAAGCATCTCTCAAGTCTGACTTGGAGGCTGCCAATGCAGAAATTGAAAACCTAAGAACACAGGTGAAGGACAGAGACAAGTCAATCAACGCACTCAAGGAGTCGGCAGGTATGACCGACGAACTGAAAGCAGAGATCGAGAAGCTTCAGGCTGAGAATAAGACAAAGGATAAAGCCCACGCGGCTGAAATCCACCGCCTTAAGATTGATGCAGCCGTAAGCAGCGCACTTACAGAAGCAAAAGCGAAAAGCGTTCCAGCCGTTAAAGCCCTCCTAAAAGACCTTGATAAGGCACAATTTGGAGAGGACGGTAATGTTATAGGCTTATCGGAACAAATTCAAGCTTTACAGGCTGACGAGAGCACAAGCTTCTTGTTTGACGTTAAGTCTTCAGGAAATCCAGCGGGAGCAACACCAGCGGGAAACCCTGGAGGTAATCCACCTACACAAATTACAAAAGAACAGTTTAGAAAGATGTCCTACAACGAACGAGTAGAGCTTTACAACACAGATAAAGCTACTTACGATGCGTTAACAGGGCAGGAATAGGAGAAGATTATGCCACAGACAAAATTAGCAAATTTAGTTAACCCAGAAGTTATGGCTGACATGATTTCAGCCACATTACCAAAGAAAATCAAGTTCAGCCCAATCGCAAAGATTGATGACACTCTTGCAGGTCAGGCTGGCGACACAATCACAGTTCCAAAGTTCGCTTACATTGGTGACGCTGAGGACGTAGCAGAAGGTGTAGCAATGGGCACAACAGTACTCACAGCTTCTACCACAACTGCAACAGTAAAGAAAGCTGGCAAGGCTGTAGAGATTACAGACGAGGCTAGACTTTCTGGCTATGGAGATCCAATCGGTGAAGCTGGCAATCAGCTTACAATGTCTATCGCAGCAAAGGTAGATAACGATTGCTTTGACGCATTACTTGGCGCGTCTCTACAGCATGATGGCACAGCTGCAGTCATCTCTTATGAAGGCATTGTAGATGCTTCTGATAAGTTCGAAGATGAGAACGATGCAGCTCTTACAGGATGCATCTTTGTACATCCTTCACAGGTAACTACTCTTAGAAAGAATAGTGATTTTATGGACCTTAACAAGTACCCAATCACAGACGGTGTAATGATGACAGGTGTCATCGGCACAATCGCTGGATTCCAGGTAGTTAAGTCTAAGAAGGTAAAGCTTGTTAAGTATGAGAAGGATAATACTTCGGGTACTATCACAATCGTATCTGACGAGACAACAGAGGATGCTACAAACAAGCACCTTTCAACAATCATGGAAAACGCTATCGATAAGACACTTACAGTTGGCGATAAGGTAGCAGTTGTTGCTGCTCCATACTACACCAACCCAATTGTTATCATCGACCAGCGTGATCCTAATGAGGATCCTGAAGCTGATGGATTTGCTAACGAGACACCAGCTCTTACAATCTACTTAAAGAGAAATGTAGAAGCTGAGTCTGATAGAGATATCCTTGCAAAGACAACAGTAATCTCTGCTGATGAGCACTATGTAGCAGTGCTTTCAAACGATTCAAAGGTTGTCCTTGCTACATTCAAGGCTTAAGGAGGCGTCTATGTTATTAAGGAGATACAGAGCTACCACACCGGTAGCTCCAGCTCCTCCAATTGCACCGGTGCAAAAAACACAGGAGAAAGAGGAGAAGCCAAAGAAGACTACAACAAAGAAGAAGTAAGGCGGTGATTGCCCATGACTGAAATACAGGAACAGGTAAAAGCACAGCTTGCAACCATCATTACTGAGACAAGTCTAAGCGAGGACTTTTATGAAATGGTTTTACTTAGGCTGGAATCTCTAGGCTACACATTGGAGCTGACAGATGCATGGTCTATTGCTTTTGCCATCCAGAAGAGCGAGAACCACTACAAAAACTTCTGCCATATAAGTGAAATACCAGAGGGACTGCTTCATAATCTTTGCGAGCGTGTTTGCGGGGAATTTCTAAAAGCAAAATACGCGACAGGAACGCTGAGCATGGATTCCATAGAAAAGGCCATAAAGAGTGTATCCATGGGAGATACATCAATAACCTTCAATGGAGACACAGAATTGGACTTTGCAACATTACTGGAAAGCATGATTAGTGGCGAGGATGGTGATTTAATATGTTATCGACGAATCAAGTGGTAGCAATCAGAACTCAATATGAAAAGATGTACCAGGACACCTGCACCATAGTGGAATATCAGAAAACAAGGAACCCTGATAAGTCCACAAAGTTCGAGGAAGTCACAGTAGAAACAGACATTCCTTGCAGGTTGTCATATAAATCAGGAACCACAACAGGCGAAACCGAATCCGCAAGCCATTTAACACAGGATATAGAGGTATTTTTGAACCCTGAATTGGTGGTCAAAGCAGGCTCAAAGCTTGTCATCTCACATCTTGGAAGAGACATTGAGTTCAAATGCACAGGAGCGCCTTCGATATATCAGACCCATCAGCAGTTACGGTTGGAAATATTCAAAGGATGGTCATAATGGGAGCAGAATACAGAGACCTTATAGAATTTCAAAGGAAATTGCAAAAGATGCAAGCTGACTCAGATGCTGTTATCGAAGATGCGGCAAGAGAACTAGCGGGCAGACTTTTGAATAAGGTCAAGAAACGAACCCCAGTAGGAGTCTACCCACACAGAACAGGCGGCAATCTAAGACGAAACTGGACAATAGGTCCTATCAGAAAAGAAGGTCACAACTTTGTGGTGGAGATAGAGAACCCTACAGAATATGCATCCTACGTAGAATATGGACACAGAACCGTAAATCATAAAGGATGGGTCAAAGGAAGGTTCATGCTTACCATTTCCGAAAAGGAAATCAAGAACATAGCCCCAAAGGTGTTGGAGAAGAAATTGCAAAAGTGGTTAAATGAGGCGTTGAAATGATAAACAAAATAATAAGCGCTGTATGTACCAATATTTACGATGAATTTGGCGATGATTACGAAATTCATAAAGAATCAATAGAGCAAGGCCTAGAGGAGCCTTGTTTTTTTGTGCAAGCATTAGCTCCAATATATGATAGGCAGCTCCCGACTAGAGTCAAGAGACAGGTAACTGTCATGGTTCAGTATTTTCCGTTAGACAAGGTTAATTACTACGTCGAGGGCAACGAGGTGCTGGAGAGACTCTTTAGATGTCTAGAAGAAATCACAGTAGATGATTGCCTATATAGGGGCGAGGATATGGAATCTGCAGGATACACCGAGGAAGGAGTCCTAAGCTTCCAAATAACATTTGAATTCTTTGAATATGAGCCAAATGAAGAAGAATTAATGGAGAGTCATACAGACAATATTGGAATAAAGGAATAGGTAGAATATGGCAAAAAAGAAAGAAACTCATGAGGGCAACAAATTCCCAAAAGAGAAGATTGCCTCATCTAAGAGATACAAAGACAAAGTTGACCTAGTCAACGCTCTGCTATCCGATGATAAAGAATATTCTTTAGAGGAAGTAGATTACATTATAAACAATTTTATGAAAGGCAAGGTGGATTAAATGGCTTTAGGTGGTGGAACATTTACTTCAATGAATAAGAAGCTCCCAGGCACTTATATCAACTTTGTAAGTGCATCAAAAGCTTCAGCCAATTTATCAGATAGAGGTTATGTAACAATGCCTCTCGAATTGAATTGGGGTGAAGAAGGCAAAATCTTCACAGTAACTCAGGAAGATTTCATCAAGAAGACAATGAACATCTTTGGATATTCATATGATTCAGATGAAATGAAGGGCTTAAGAGAGCTGTTCAAGTACGCTCAAACAGCATATCTATACAGACTTAACGGTGGCGGCACAAAAGCATCATGCGCATTTGGCACAGCTACCTGCGCTGGTACAAGAGGAAATGACCTCAAGATCGTTATCGCTGCAAATGTAGATGACGACTCTAAGTACGATGTAACTATTTACATGGGCACAACAAA